ACCCATTGAAGTTGAAAGTCAAAAGATGCAAATCTTAAGCCTATTGGACAAAATGGCTGATGAAAAAGGTTTAACACAAAAAGCCAGCTTGCTGAGCACAGATAATGAATATCTAGATGCTGAACAACCAATTGTCAAGGACGCATTTGGGGACAAATACAACAAAAAATTTCTCAGTTATTTGGCAGACGTTGCAGCTTCTCGGAAACCCCAAGAGTTTGAAACCCTCAGCAGTCACATTTCAGTTAAGGAATTTAAAGCTGCTCGGCAAGAACCCACTCAAGACTTGGCAGATTTTAACGACGGGCATGATACACCAAAGCCTGTGACAAAATCCAAAAAATCCAACAAAATGCCAGTTGACAGCAAATTTTTGACTAGCAATGGCAATTTTGATGACGACAGCAAGACCTACTTCACAGCACGCAAAAATCGCAGTGGGAAAACAGTAACCATGAGCATGCAAGCTGACGAAATCAGGCATCCCGGAAAAGGCAAGTAATTATGGAATCAAATCGATATAATTTAACTATTTCAACCAAAGACATTCCCAGCAAGAGTGCAAGTGTTAGCACTGACGATGCAGGCGATGTGATGAGGTTGATGCAGCTGGCCGGGCAAGGTAGTGACAAAAGATATAATGCATCAATAACAACAGGTGGCATCAACACAGCAGATGTTGCTAGTATGTCGTTGACCAGTTGCGATCCAGATGATGTAATGCGGTTGCTACAGTTGGCTGGCGTGCCTTACAGCAGTTCCCCCAAGGCTTGCGGTTGTCCTCAAGATTGTGACTGTGAAGGTCCCACATGCGACGCTCCTGGTGTCGAGATGTATGAGGGCATAGACAAAGACTATCCTGATACAGCAGAAGGAGCCATCCAAGCTCTAGGCGACATGAGCACTCACAATGTTCAAGGCGCAACAGCTACTCCAGATCCTCAAGTAGATAGAGTGTGGCTGGTCAAGCATTCCGGAGGCCAAAGCATCGTTTACCTCAAGAAGCCAGGTGATACCTACACTCATCACCAGCCCATGAACGACTTTGAAGACATCTACGAAGGTTTTGATGCTGTGGGCATGCAAGTGGAAGAAGAGGCTGAGTTTGACTGGGGTTCTAGAGACTGGAAGGATGACCAACACGTTGTAAGAATGAAGCAGGCCACCAAGCAAGGCACTGCGCAAAAGCCAGACATTGTTGTTATGGAACAACAGGCTGAGTATGATTATGGCCACAAAGACCCTACTGACGAAACTGAAGAATTTGACATAAAAGACTATAACTTCAAAGGACGCGGCGATCTGCCCGAACGTTTGACAAATGCCCGATTTGGCAGCAATGCCTTGAAATCAGAAATGCGTGAAAGTATTCATGCCCGCTTAGTAGCAGCCTACAACGACTTCATAAATGAAAGTGAACAGCGTGTAAATGCTGATGGGCGGTCAAGCCCTCTAACAGCTACAAAACGTGATGAGTTTTTGAAAGATCCCTACACTGAAGAACCCGACACTGATGGAAGTGAAAGTCCTTTGACCGATATCAAAAGGCAACATATAAAGCGATAATTGCATGCTCATACGTCGCACAACAATAGTCACATTGGACATTTTTTATTATCGACCTGATTACCAAAACCTTATTCAGGAATTTGTGTGGTCCTTGGATGACTACGTTCCAGAACTCCAAAGAACACACAAATTTTTGAAGTTCTGGCAACAAAATATAGATGCTGTTATAAAAGAAATACTCTTGGGAGTAAGCGGTGCAACTCCCCGGAAGCTGGAAGCTGTGGACCATTTGTTTCGTTTGAATTAACAATGCTACAAAACAATAGTGATCCTGTTCTTATAAAAAAGCCGCACCAGCAGTTGCGGCTAAATGCATATCAAGAGGCTGAGTTCCTCAAGTGTGCCATCAATCCATTGTATTTTATAGACAATTACATCTACATCAGGCATGGTACGAAAGGGCGTGTGCCATTTAAATTGTTTGACTATCAAAAAGATCTTGTGCTGACCTACTGGAAAAACCGGCAAGTCATAGCCATGTGTTCTCGCCAGCTGGGAAAAACGGAAACTGCTGCAAGTTTTATGTTATGGTTCGCAACGTTTCAAAAAGATGTGAATATTTTGATAGCTGCCAATAATTTCCGTGCAGCTACTGAAATTATGGATCGTATCAAATTCAGTTACGAAGAATTACCAGACTGGATCAAGGCAGGGGTTGTTACCTACAATGTGCAAAAGATTGTTTTTGACAATGGCAGCAAGATTGAAAGTGCTACAACCACACCCTCTACAGGACGTGGTAAATCCATAAGCTTGTTATATTTGGACGAGATGGCATTCGTGAAGCCAAGGATTGCTGAAGAGTTTTGGAGTGCTATCAGCCCAACACTTGCTACAGGTGGTAAATGCATCATTACATCTACCCCCAACAGTGATGAAGACACCTTTGCGCAAATTTGGTATGCAAGCAATCGCACACTTGACGAATTTGGCAATGAGCTACCTGATGGTTTGGGAGTAAATGGATTCAAGGCCTTTGTTGCCAAATGGAATCAACATCCAGATAGAGATGAAGAATGGGCCAAAAAAGAACGTGCCAAAATTGGCTACGAGAAGTTTGAGCGTGAATATGAACTGAGATTTTTAACCGCAGACAGCACATTGATAGACAGCCAAACGTTGGCAGGATTGGTTGCTACAGAGCCTTTGTTCAAAACCAGTCACATACGTTGGTGGGAAAAGCCACAGGCCAACAACATTTATCTTGTGAGCCTTGATCCCAGTGCAGGTGTGGGGTTGGACTCAGCGGCTATACAAGTGTGGCGACTGCCTGACATGGTGCAAGTGGCAGAATGGATGCACAATAGGAGTGATATAGCAGCACAGTTGAAAATGGTTGTGCAAATAACCAGCTTCATCGAGAGAGAAATGAGAAGCCATCCGGCTCAAATCAGCGAGCCTGAAATATTTTGGACGTTTGAAAACAACAGCTACGGGCAAGCTGTAATTGAACTATTGAATGAAGCTGGATGGGACGTTGTACCGGCGCAATTGTTGAGCGAGCCCAATCAAACAGGAAGCCGTTTCAGAAAAGGTTTGAACACCAACGGCCGAACTAAAAATCAAGCTGTTACCAAACTCAAAAGCTTAGTTGAGGGCAATCGCTTGCAAATCAAAAGCAAGCCCTTGATCTCTGAACTCAAAAATTATGTGACCAAAGGAGGCAGCTTCGCTGCCAAGAGTGGGGAACATGACGATTTAGTGAGCGCATTGTTGATGATTGTGCGAATGAGCCAGCTTATCGCAAGGTGGGATGACAACACTGCATCACAAATACGCAATAACGACTTAGTTGAAGTAGATGACTTGGTTGAGCCCTTACCAATTGCTGTGAGCATCTGGTAACAATCCTAAATATTGCACTAGTTAAGGAACTGATTATGGCAACACCTCATGAAGAGATGGCGCAATTGATTTTTGATGTGCTCAGCAGTAAAGGACATCAAATTCTCATGTATGATGAAAAAGGCAATCAAGTTTTTGACCCTCAGAAAAGCAATCGTCTATGGAGCAAAAACGAAAAGCTGATGGTACATTTGGGTTACACCAAAGGGAAACCACCCAAGCCTTTGGTTACCTTTTATACGAGCGATGTTACAGATTCCAAAAGATTCAACGCCATCAAATTCACCTTGAAAAAGCATAATCCTTGGGATTTCAGTTTTGACACGGAGCACTTTGCTAGAGCACTTGAGCCACGCCATTTCAAGCACATGAACGTTTCAGAAAATCACACATGGAGCGGCAGCACTCGAACCAGTTATTTTCCCATCAACGGGGTTATGGTTGTGATCAAGCACACCAAACCTTGGCAAAAAGATGCATTGGATCAAGCACAACGCTGGCGCCGAATTAAACAAGTGATGCTCTTTACCCCTTCTGGGGAAAGATTCAAATTCCCGTTGAACCATGTGCTGGGGGCCAAAGCAATGGCACAACACTTGGCACATCAAAACACCATGCACGACGCAGATGGTAAGTTGATTCAAGATTTAACCAAAAGCCTACAAAACATGAGTAGCCTTCAACGTAGAGCTAGGCGCCTGGGTGCAATGGATCTGTTGGATCACATCCAAGGCACTAGAGCACAAATAAAAAAGCTGTTGAGTCAAATAAGTGAAAGTCGATCTTATCATACAGCTCTAGCAAGTTCACGTAAATTGCTGTTGGACTGGAAGCAACCCACACATTCATTGCCTTTGACCTTTCGTGAAGCCAAAGACATGATGGGATGGCTGGAAAATTTTGATCCACAAATAGTTGAAGATGACTCCAAAACAGAACAAGTGAAAGCTGCTTGGCTCGCCTCTGATGGCAACAAGTATGAAACATTGGATTTTTTGAAGAGAAATGTTCCAGGTTGGGAAAGCCGTTTTGAGGCTGATCCAGCCACAGTTACAGCAGAACTAGATGAAATAATTGACCAGTTGAAAAAATCAGAAAAATAAATTGTAAGAAGCATCGATACTAAATAAGCTTGTTAGTGGCAACAAACATGTTTTGTTGTCTCTATCTTGAAAAACATATAGGCACATTTATAGGCACATAGAAAGGACAAATACAATGGCACTATCATTAGCTCAAATTCGTGAAAAACTACTTGAACAACAAAATTCAAAAGACCGTGCTCGTACAGGAGGCGGTGGTGGGGACAAAGCAAATTACCCCTTTTGGAGCAATCCAGACGGCAGCACTGCAACACTGAGATTCCTCCCTGATGGCGACACCAGCAATGACTTCTTTTGGGTGGAGCGGCTGATTATTCGACTTCCATTTCCCAGCATCAAAGGACAAGCTTCCACTGGTCGTCCAGTTGAAGTGCAAGTTCCATGTGTGGACATGTGGAAACCAGGCAGTTGCCCAATCAACGCGGAGATCCGTCCTTGGTGGAAGGGTGGCAAGGAAATGGAGGATATGGCACGCAAGTATTGGCGTAAAAAGAGCTTTCTGTTCCAGGGCTTTGTGACTCAGAATCCCAACCCAGAGGATCAGGCAAACCTTCCAGAAAATCCAATTCGACGCTTTGTGATCAACCCCTCGGTGTTTGATCGGATCAAAACTGTATTCCTTGATCAGGAAGTGGAAAACAATCCCATCGACTATGACAACGGATTGGATTTCCGCCTCGTAAAGGGCAGCAAGGGCGGATATGCTGACTATGGCACAAGCTCTTGGGCACGTCGTGAGCGTGCACTGAGTGATGAGGAACGTGCAGCTATTGACAACTATGGTTTGTTCACCCTCAGCAACTATCTGCCCAAGCGCCCAGATGATGCACACATGCAGGCTATTATGGACATGTTCCATGACTCAGTTGATGAGAAGCCATATGACCCTGACAAGTACGCACAGTTTTACAAGCCATTTGGCCTACAAACTGATGGCGATTCTGGATCCTCTATGGCAAAGGATGTTGCTGGTGCAGAACAACGGTTTTCAAAGCCTGCAACTGTATCACGCAATATTGCAGTGTCAACACCAGCAGCATCCTCAGATGTTGATAATGCACCGTTTGATGGGGCAAAAGCTGTGTCTCCAGCACCCAGCACAGAAAGTGGAGAAGCCAAGAAGATGACAAGTCCAGAAGACATTCTGGCTGCACTTCGTCGCCGGCAACAAGCCAAGGCGTAAACCGGCCCACAAAGGTGGGAAAATTTTTCCCACCTTTTATCTCCCCTCTTTTAACAAGGAAAAAATATGAAACCGATGGACTTATCCAAATTCCGGAAGGATATTGCTAAGAGCATTCCTGGCTTGTCAGTGGGCTTCCGTGATCCCAAAGTGTGGATCTCAACTGGTAACTATGCACTCAACTACGCTATCTCTGGTAAGTTCCAAGATGGTGGGATTCCTTTAGGCAAAGTAACCATGCTGGCTGGCCAAAGTGGCAGCGGCAAATCCTTCTTGGCTTCTGGCAACTTAACTGCAAACGCACAAAAGAAGGATGTGTTTGTGGTATTGGTTGACACTGAAAATGCTTTGGATGAAGCTTGGCTGAAAGCTCTTGATGTAGACACATCAGAAGACAAGCTTTTGAAGGCCAACTTGGCAATGATTGATGACGTTGCCAAGCTGATTTCAGATTTCATGAAAGACTACAAAGCTCGTTACGGCAGTGTTGCTGAAGAAGAACGTCCTCGAGTACTTTTTGTGATCGACAGTTTGGGTATGTTGCTTACTCCAACTGACGTAAATCAATTTGAGGCTGGTGAGCTCAAAGGTGATATGGGCAGGAAGCCTCGAGCACTAGCTGCTCTAGTGAGAAATTGTGTAAACATGTTTGGTGAGTATGACATTGGCATGATTTGCACAAACCACAGTTATGCAAGTCAAGACATGTTCAATCCAGATGATGTAATCAGTGGTGGACAAGGCCCAATCTATGCCAGCAGCATTGTTCTTGCTATGCGCAAGCTCAAGCTCAAGGAAGATGAGATGGGCAACAAAACCACTGACGTCAAAGGTATCCGTGCTCAGTGCAAAGTCATGAAAACCCGCTACAATCAACCATTTACTTCGGTCGAGGTTAAAATCCCCTACGATCGTGGCATGGACCCCTATAGCGGTCTATTTGACCTCTTCCAACAAAAAGGGTTAGTGATTAAAGACGGCAATAAGTGGTGCTATACCGCTTTAGACGGCAGCCAAATCAAGAAGTTTGAAAAGGCTTGGGACAGAAACGAGGATGGCTGTTTGGATAAAATTATTGAAGAATTCCATTTACGTCCTAAGGGTTCCATGAACCCCTCTGCTGACCATTTAGAGGAATAAGTTACATAAGCCTCAAGACTAGATACTAAATATCTATTGAAGATCTAGTCTTGAGGTTATGTATGCAATCAAATAATACAATCCCATTTGTCTATAAATGGACAGAAATCTCAACTGGTATGTGGTATATTGGTGCTCGATTTGCGACCGGATGCCATCCAGATGATGGATATATCTGTTCAAGTAAAATTGTTAAACCTAAAATATTAAGCAACCCTTCTGATTGGGTTAGGGAGATATTAGCAGTTTGTGAAAGTCCAGCGATGGCTCAAACCCGCGAATCAGAAATACTGCTTGAGGTAAATGCTGCTAAAGATCCACAAAGCTACAACCAAACAAACGGTGATGGTAAATTTCATCGTTGTGGTCCGCACCGGTCAGAGTCTATTAGCAAAATGAAAATGCTCAAAGCCGGTGAAAGAAATCCTATGTATGGCAGACCCGGCCCTATGAAAGGAAAGAAACACAAAGAAGAATCGAAAAAAAGGATTGGCACAGCACAAAAAGGCCGAATCACTACTAGTGAACATGCACAGAAAATCAGCCAATCTCTTACAGGCCTATCATGGATCAACAATGGAATTGAAAGTAAGCGCATTGATATACCTACCTCCAGTATACCTGAGGGGTGGAGGCTAGGTATGTTACCAGAGCATGCCGAAAAATTAGCTGAGTCTCGCAAGGGCGAAAACCATTGGAACTATGGGCAATCACACAAAGATGAAACAAAGAATAAAATTTCTGCATCCTTAAAAGGTAGAAAAGATTCTCCGGAAGTCTGCCTGAAAAAGAAACTTAGTAATGCACTTAGGCCAAAAATGATTTGTTTGGGTTGCGGAAAGTCTTATCTATCTTGTCACAAACGGTATCATTTATCGTGTAACGCCCCTCTATAAAAATGAAGTATTTACAGGCGGGACAATTTGTCCCGCTTTCATTGTTTTGACATAAATCACCTATATAATCACGCATAATAGGAGATCAAAAAATGGCAAAAGCAGCTACAGTTATTGTAATGCTAGTGAATCAAGAACATGATACCCCCACCAAATACATGACTCATGTAACCACAAAGGGCACAAAAGCGGGAGAAAAACTCCGTTTGAGAAAGTATGACCCTGTGGTACAAAAACACTGTTGGTTTGGTCAAAAAAAGCTACCTTCGCCAAAATCCCGCTAAGGAAGCGTTGAATTATGTTACAGCAGATCAACTCGCAACTGGATGCGAGTGTAAATTTTGTTGAGCAGCAGCTCACAGGATTTATTGAGTCGCGCTATGTGAGACGACAAGAAAATTATTTCATAGCATATCTCAGTTCACAAACTGGATGTAATCGTGGATGTCAAATGTGTCATCTCACTGCCACCAAACAAACACAGTTTACAAACTTAGACCTTTTGGATTTTGTGTCGCAGTTTGAAACTGTTTTAGCTCATTATGAAAAACACACACCTGCCAAAACAGTGCATTTAAATTTCATGGCCCGGGGAGAGCCTCTTGCCAATCCCACAGTGCTTAACACTGGATCAGAACTTCTGTGGAAATTGGGAAACATTGCTTTGGAACGGGGCTTGAGGCCCAAGTTCAACATCAGCACAATCATGCCTGTAACGCTGAAAAAAAGCTTGTGCGATGTATTTCCAATAATTTGGCCCACAGTGTATTATTCCATTTATTCGGTAAATTCTTCATTTAGAAACAAATGGTTGCCAGCAGCAATGCCAGTGGAGCGTGCCCTGGATAATCTCCGGGAATATCAACAAATATCCAAAAAGATCGTTAAGTTCCACTGTGCATTTATCCAGGATGAGAACGACAGTGAACAAGATGTTGAAAGGATGCTGCGTCTCATTCAAAGCTATGGTTTTCACAGTGAGTTCAACATCGTGAGATACAATCCTTATAGTGATTTACAAGGCCAGGAAAGCAGCCGGGTGAGTGACATAGCTGATCAAATCCAGCATTATATGCCCTGCAAGATTATTCCCCGGGTGGGAGTGGATTGCAAAGCTTCATGTGGGCAATTTGTTCCCAGTAGCCTTTAAATAACCCCAGATTTTTATGGAGAAACTAGCAATGGAAATTGATGCAAAACTTATTGCAGAGCTTTGGGAAACAGTCAAGGATTTGATTCCTGCCAGCAAGCGTGATGATGTTGCCTTGGAATTCATGAGTGTTTTTGAAGACAATGATGTGGAGATACATGACATGGATGCCTTGCGCGGCGCAGATGACAGCTTGGATTCAGCTTTGGATGAACTATATGGAGACGTTGACTTAGACGAAGACTACTAGTATCAACTCCTATGTGGTTTAACAAAGTCAAAAACGACCTATCTCAAATTCCCGATATGGTTGAATATTACAATTTTGAACTAGAGGCTGCACAAAAAGAGTGCAGGGTTTTTGGCAGCCTCGAAAAAAACAGTCAAGAACTTCCGGGTAATGTCAGCTGGCGGTTTGGCCAACTGCAAGAGATTGAAGCTGTATTGAAGCACTTGAATAATCTTGTGGACAAAATGCGAAGCGATTTGTATCGTCGTTACCTGGAACGCTACAACAGAGAGCTTTCAGATCGTGCCATTGAAAAATACATTGATGGTGAATCTGATATTCAAAACATGCTGAGTCTTGTAAACGAAGTGGCTTTGTTACGAAACAAATACCTAGGCATTATCAAAGCCCTTGAAATCAAGGGCTTTCAACTCAATAATATTATCCGACTTCGTGCGGTGGGAATGAATGATTCTGAGCTCTAGCTCTTGCAAACTTCTTCCTTGAGTATTTGTTCCATCTCTTGGGGCGTAACTTGTCCACACTCAAGTACAGTATAGAGTTGGGCAAGTTTGTGGCCCCAGCTATCGTCATGGCGATTCAAACAGTCAACAGTTTCAGCCATTTTGTTCACCAAAACATTCTGACTGGCCCAAAGCTGTTCTAGAGCTGATATGCTGCCCTTCAATAAAACTATTAAATCAGCATGGGACAAGGCCTTTTCTTTTTCCAGAGCTGATTTCAAATGATTTAAAAAATCTCTGGGATTGTCAAACATCAAAACTTTGTTCATAAAAAGATTATGAAGAATCTATTTTGGGTTTGTCTATTGAAACCATTACAATCCCATCATGATCAAACTGTTTTTTGCCATCTCAGCTGTTTTGCTGGTATTCAATAATGCATATGCACAACAAATTCCTCCTAGGCCATTGGAAGCGTGCTTAACAGAAGCACCTTGGGGCTTTCCCAATGCAGCCTTGCCCACAGGACAGCCTATTTGTAGGATGGCATATGCCTTGCTACATGACAATAGAGCCAAAATACCTTTGTGGACTGTCTATACCTTAACTCCAGAAAAGGCTATGGGTTGTGGTAAGCGCAGCGATGCTTTCTCTCCAGATCAAAGCTTGCCTCGCGGAGAAAGAGCTGAACTAGGCGATTATCGTGCAAGCGGTTACGATACAGGGCATATGGTGAATTCTGCAGACATGCTGTGGAGCATAACTGCTGAGCGGGAAAGCTTCATTCTCAGCAACATGAGTCCGCAATTGCCCAATGTCAACAGAGGTCCATGGAAAACTCTTGAAACAGGCATAAGAGGCTGGACACAGCAAACTGGCGATACATACACAATTTACAGTGGCAACATTTATGACGCCAGCACTGCCAAAACCATTGGCCGCAGTGCTGTGGTTGTGCCCACTGGCCTTTGGAAAGTT